CTCCTCAATCCGTACCGGTTCCCATCCCTCGCGGAACTTGGCTGAGACGTTTTTGGCGTCTGACTGCTCCATCGTTGAAGTGCGAATCCACTTATATGAGTACCCGGGCTGCTTTTCAGGCTCAGGAAGCCCTGCTGCCGGTGCCCACGACTCAGGTCGCTTCGCGCTCGTACGATCTTCGTGCTCACGTGCTATTCTAGTTTCTGCCATTTTAACGCTCCATCTTCGCAAATTCACGAGCATATTGCTCGGGGGTTAAGCCCAGTTTCTTAGCTATTGATAGCTGAGACTGTTTAAGTACAATCTTTTTGGAGGACGTACTTCGGGAAGCTGGTGCGACTACATTGGCAGCCTTCGATTGCCGTGAAGCTCTCGCAGTGCCTTCGGTCGCTTTGGACTCGTCTCCGAAATATTCCGGAAAACGACGACGCATCGTTGTGTCGATAGCGCCCCAATATTCGTCGGTGCCCACAAACTGCGGACCACGTTCTTTCTCAAGCTTCTGGTGAAGCCCAAGCGCTGATGCAGTCATCTCCGGATCAGTACCCCACCACATATTGCGCTCTTGCCACGCAACTGTTTTCTGGTCTGGTCGCGGGATTTGCACCTGCGGTTGAGCAAGTTGTACATCTTCCCCTACGTCTTGTAAAGTAGGTCTATACCCAGCAAGCTGTTGCAGCTTGTATTGGGCTTCGGTTAGCTTCTGCTGCGCGTCTAAAACGCGATCAGTATCACCAGCTTCGTAAGCATCCTTATACTCACGTTTGGCCTGTGCAAGCTCGAACTCAGCGTTCTGCTTGAAGCTACCAACCAGTGTCTGTTCGCCCTCAGAAAGGGTAGATTTCAACCGGCGGTTTTCTTCGAGGAGGCGCTGCGCTGCGTTGAGAGCTTCTGTCTGCTCACGCATGACACGCTCTTTCTCACGGCGCTCGTCGTGCCAAACCTTCTTCATCTGCTTAAGGCGGATTTTAACCTTCTCGGAGTATTCTTCGAGTTCGTCAGCCTCAAGCTCATCAACGACTTCCTTTGGCATAGGCTCGCGCCCACGATCCGCCTCAGGGGTATCGTCTTCAACGTCGATATCAGGCTCGTTGCCTTCGTCGGAAACAGGGGTTTCGTCTTCGGCTTCCCACTGGAAGTCGTCATCATTTGGCTCTGCTGCCATATTACTTCTCCTTTGTACGGTTGCCCGTTTTTACCCGCGAGAAATCCCGCGAGGGTCTTCCACGACGCCTTCAACCGCATCATCGTTAATGATACGGAATTGACGGCCATGAATTACGATACGTGTGCCCGCGTGCGGACGCACAAGAATGAAATCACCTTCCTTGCACCAAGGACCGCTTGGGAAGCGCTTCTCGTCAGCGTAGCAGTCTGGGCCGAGCTTTGCGGCATAGAGTACTGTGGCGAGCAGTTCTTCGTGGTGGATGGTTACTTCGGCTTTGATGATGCCACCCTCAGTGGTCTTCTCGATCTCAGGGATAGCGCACAGGATGCGATACCCAGAAGGCTCAGGAAGCTGCTTAGCGCGGTCTTCAAAGGCAAGCTCAGGGGCTGCACCCACCTTGGGGATGGGACGCCCAGAAAGATCAACGAGATCAGTCATCGTCGTTCTCCAAGCGCTGTGCAGTATCCGCGAGGACGCTGGTCGCCATCATCAAGCCACGGATGATCCCGCAGGCATATTTGTAATCGCCGTGATCCTTGGCACCGCCACGAGCGAGGTCGTCGCTCATAACCGTGATCTCTTCTTGGATTTTATCGGCGATGTGTTTTAGGACATCATTCCTCATTCATTTTCCTTCGGTTGCTGGGTTGGAGAAACAGGGGGTTTTGCAGCTTGGAACTGTTCGCGGGCAACTTCTATGCCCATACGAAGTCCTTCCATCTGCTCCTTGGCGGACAAGCTAGCCTCATCCGTTGCAATCTTGGCCCCAACTTGGAGGCCAGCGATTTCTTCTTGTGACTCGATGCGCGCCATCTCAAGGTCGAGACGGTCGTTCTTCTCAGCGGCGTCGATCTGCATCTTCTGCCTCTTGAGTTCGAGTTCACCTTTTTTAATCTCAAGCTCCTGCATTTGCATTTGGACGATTGGGTCCTGCTGCATCTGTTGGTTCTGCTGCTGTTGAGCTTCAGCTTGGTTCTTTTGAAGGAGTTGCGATGAGGCTGCTGCGGCCAGACGCGAAATCGCAAGCTCAGTGTTCTCATCCATCTCAGCGTTGGGCGGAGGCAGCGGCACACCGGCCTGCTCTTCGACCTGCTTGCGATACTCGAAGGCTAAGTGTTCTGCTATATGTGCCTGCATGGCAGCTTGCATAGCCTGCGCGTTGGGGTTCTGACCCATAAGCTGCGCGACCTTGGGGTCTTGCATCGCGTTCATATGCACCTGAATATGTGCTTCATGGTCTTGGTAGATAAACGCCTTGACTGGCTTACCGTTGATGACGTCCATGTTCTCAGACACAGGGTCACGCGGCTTCATGTCGTCACCGTCCTTGAGTGGTACGAGCTTCTCAGCGTTCTTGATCCCGAGCACCTCAAGCATCTGGCGATGCAGGTATGGCATGTCGTAAAGCTGCGGCGCGCCTTGTGCGAGTTGCAGAACTGCTTGATATTGCACAATCTTCTGTGCCATCGTCGCAGCGTTGGGGTCGCTGACAGGGATGACCGTGACCATGTCATAGTCAGATTTCTTGGCCTTGCGGCTGCCTTCTTCCGGCTCGTAGTTATATTCTTCTGGCGTATAATCCGCGATGATAACCTTGAGGAGCTTGAACTCCTGCTTCATCGAATAGTGGATGCGTGCCTGAATAGCCGACATGGTCTTGAGCGTGCGCTCAAGGATCGCCAGAGTGGTGCCGACAGGGGCTTGCCCCGACATGTCAGAGACCTGCAAATCAGCCGCAGAGGCGAAGCGACGGCCTTCCTCTACGATTGTACCGAGGAGTGAATAAAGGACCTGTGATGGCTCCTTATAGGGCAACGGCATGATGTTATCACGCATTGTGCCTGAAGCGACGTCCACATCGCGCCATTCAGCAGGCGCAATCGGCGTATCGTCACCCTTTACCCGAAGACCTTTAGTTTTGAAGCCACCCGGTAGATTAGATAGAGTACCAGCATCAACAAGCTGCCGAATAAGGCTGGTACCAGACTTAGCAAAAGCACCAACAAGGTGAATAAGGCCAAAAGCGTAGAAGCCAAAGCCCGGAACGTATCCATAATGTACGAAATGGTTGCGTTTCTTTTTAAGGTCATCCTCGGGGTCCCAGTTACGACGGATAGACAGGATTGTTTCGGTCGCCTTGTCCATGGTCACGACATAAGGGACAGCAATCTCAGCTTCAGCCTCGTCTTCAGCAAATTTGTCGTCCGGTAGGACCAAATCGACGTGCATTTCGAGCAATTTGTACCTGTCATCGGAAGAGGCTCGGAAGCCCATCTTCTCAGCGATAGCCTTCTCGATGTCGTCGAGCGTATCAACAGGCTCAGGCAGGTCTACATCACGGTAAAAGCCCGACGCTTGGAGCTTTTTAAGCTCGTTCGGGGTCTTCCGCATCACATGGGTGACACGTCCAGCGACTTCCAAACTGGACGCGCCATAAGGCACCACGACATCTTCTGCCGGGATATACATCGACGCCTGACGACCGAGTGATGGATCGAAATACACCTTCTTGAACGCGTTTCCTGCGAGGCCCAACCCCCACAACATGCGTTCGTGCTCAGGGCGATACTCGACCATCACATCGGTCAACTGGTAATTCATATCATCTTGGACACGCTGCGCGGCATCACGCTTTTCAGACGTTTCTTTACCGATAATCTCCGTGCGCACTGGCCCAGCGGCAGGGAATGTCTCCATCATGGTCTCAGCTTGGAACTTAACCAAAGCTTCGGAGAGGAGCGGGTGGTAGACGCCGCAGGCACCCGGCCAAGGCTCAGTCCGGTCTTCGACCTTCATACCAAGCAGTTCGAGACCATCGACGTAGGTCTGTATCCAGTCCTTGCGGCTCGACAGGTCTTCCTCAAATTCACCCAACAGGTCGCCCGCAAGCTGCGTAAGCTGGCCTTCATCAAGGTCTTCGGCCAAGTTCTCATTGAACTCGTCGTTTTCTTCCTCATCAGGGTCGATTTCGATCTCCATATCGCCAGAACGGATGGTTACTTCCTCTGGGTCTTCGATCTCAATCTCGATATCAGGCTCTTGGCCCATCATATCTTCAGGTGAAAGGCCAAGCGGCGCTTGGTTGAGGGCCTTGTCGATGTCCATTAATAATACCCCTGATTACGGTTTGACCTGAAATACTGGATTTCGTCCGGTTCGTCTAGCGTAGTAGTCACATAGCCTCCACGACGGAAGCGGTGCATCGCCATAGACACCGTATCGACATAGTCATCGTGGGTACCTGCGGGAAATTCTGCAACTTCATCAATCACTTCTTCGGCCCACCGAGTTGCAGGTGCCCACACCCGTCCAGAGGCAAACAGGTCGCTCACAGCGTTCAATCGGGAGATTTTGTCGTTCCCCCGTGTAGGTGTAAACTCTTGTACCGGTATCCCCATCGCCCTCATCTCGTAGATCAAAGGTGCACCGGAAGCCTTTTTCTCGATTATCACACTGTCGGGGTCCCACTCTTTATACTCCTCGACTGCTACTTGCTTAAGCTGTGGGAACTCCATGCGGTCTCGGAAGGCATTTAGGAGGATGATGTTGGCTTGGTCGTTGCCTGCGTCGTCAGGGTGATAAAACACGCCCCATGTTGTGCACGCTGAATAGTCGGCACGTTGCGTCTTCTCGAAGGCTGTATCCCATGCCATGAGGATAAAGTCGCACTGGGGCGGCGTTTCCTTCGGCCACTCCTGCCACCACTCACGTTTGACGATAGCCGCGCTCTCGGAGATGGGGTTTTGTTGGTACTGCGCCATCCACTTGCTGTTGGGGACGTCGCGCTTAACCTTCTCAAGTTCCTCAAGCTCCCAGAACTCAGGCCACAACGGCTTCTCCGAAGGCAGAATTGCTGGAAATTCAATGACTTCCCACTCACCGAGGCTGTCATTAGCAGCCGCATCCTTGAGAATCTGTCCGGTCAGGTCTCTTTTAGACCAACGTGTCATCACGACGACGATAGACCCACCCGGCTGGAGACGCTGACGAGGCCCAGAAGTGTACCACTCGTAGGTCTTATCATAGATGTCGGGGTTAACTTCGGCGATAGCCGCTTCCTGCTCGGAGTGCGGATCGTCAATAATTAGCACGTCAGCACCCTTACCGGTCACGGCACCACCGATACCGATAGCAAAGTAATCCCCGCCTTTGCTTGTGTTCCATCGGCCAGCCGCCTTGGAGTCCGAGGCCAGCGAAAGGTCGGGGAAAATGTTATGGTAAGTATCTGTATCTACAAGGTTTCTTACCTTACGACCAAAGCCTACCGCAAGCTCTGCGGTGTGGGAGCATTGGATGATCTTTTTATGAGGGTATTTGCCGAGGAACCATGCAGGTAGCAGGTAAGAGGCGAACTCCGACTTTGTGTGTCGCGGTGGCATATTAATAATGAGCCGTTTGCACTCACCACGAGCAACGCGCTCGAAGGCATCAGCCATTTTTGCATGGTGCCTACCCCCAATAAATGTCGGCCACACTTCCTTGACGAACCCGAGGAACTTATCTTGGGCAGCCTGCTTGGCTTTTAGCTCCTGAAGCTTATCCAACTCTGCCAGCAGCTTCTCCTGCTCGTGTACAGGTAGCATAGGCAGGATTCTTGGCAGATCAGCCAGACTGATCTCGTTGATTGTCTTGATGTTGGGCCGACCGCGCTGTGCCATTAGGCGTCATCGTCCTCTTCTTCAGGTGCGGGGGTCACGTTGCGCGTGTAGACGCCCAGTTCCTCGTCGAGGTCCATACCGGTGGGGTTCACATCTATAACGTCGGCGTTTAGTAACCGTTTGATGCGCTCCTTGATCTGGGCTTCGAGAGCATCGGGACTATTATAGTTGATGGTGATCTCGCTGCGCTCGGTGAACAAGGAGATATCTGAGTGTTTACCAAGCAGTTCCAAGGCTTTTAGCTCGTACTTCGTGTCCCCGCAGTTCGCGATTTCGAGAAGTTTGTTTGTTAAGGCGGCGCGCACTTGGTGCACATCGAACGCCAGATTCTGTCCATAGGTCTTGAGGAAGCCAGATGCTGCGAGGGCGGTGCTGTAATTTTTGAGCGGAGCGGTCGCTTGCTTCTTTGCCACAGCGTCGATCAACGCTTTTTCTCTGTCGAGGGTGGCTGGGTCTATTTCCAACGGAGCGCCAAGGGTCTCCAATAGCTCTGCCGTGTTCGCCGCGACCGTTATCTCATCCATGAAGGTGTCGAGTTGGTCAGGTTCCAAACTAAACGGAACCGGATGATCGGTACTAGGTTCGATTTTTACAACAGGCATGTGGCGCAGCGTCCGGTTTGAGGGAGCAGAACTTGCATATACCCCCCTATATGCAAGCACGTCAAGGTACCATTGACGGGGGGTGTTTCCTGAGCGCCGGATTGACGGTGTATGGCTGGAAAAATGAGGGGGGTGGGGGGTCATTTTTGAAACCGTGTGATATTTTGAGCATATTATTATGTATACGGGAGCGGTGACATTTCTCTGTAGTTTGGGGGGTTGGGGGTAGGTAGGGTTCGGCAAGGCTCAATTCGCAATCCCCCCGCCCCCCTTGCTTTGCGCGCCCTCACCCTGCCCCCGTTTCGGTCGCGCCTAGCTTACCCGAGTAAGCAAAGCCTCACCCTATCGCCCCGCCTTGCACCTAGCACGCTAGGGCGCTTGACATTGTATAGTTATTCGGGCAGAACAATGGGGCGGGGCAATGACGCGCCCGCCTCAAAAGAAAATGGAGTAATTACAATGACTAAGCAATCAATCGACCTATCGACCGCAAGCCTCACAGGTAATGAAGCCGCCGCTTTCCTTCCCCTAGCCGCGCAAACGGCAATCACTGGCAAGGCATCAATCGACGCTGGCAAGGCTAAGGGCGCAAGCGCCCTTGCCGTTATGGTAGCAGGGTTTGCATCGGATGAAGTCGCGGAACGTAAATGGTCATTCGATATCGACGGCAAGGCGGGTGAGGTTCATACGCTTGTGCGCTGCACTGGCCTAAGCGAGTTCGGGAATGATGACCTAGCGTGGAAGCGCAATAGTCAAGGCGCGATTAGCAAGGTCGCGCAATCGGCTTACAAGTCTGGCCTTCAACATATTTTCTTTAGCCTTCCCTCACCTATCCCCGCCGTTTGGACAATGGCCAGCAAGGCGGCTTTGATATCCCGCGCAATCCGTGAAGAAGGGATGATTGCCACGATTGACAATGGCGAATTGAAACTATCGGGCGGCACAACGGAACGCGCCAAGGCAATGGGGGATGCCAAGTCGCTTTCCGCGCTGGCCAAGGTTGCCAATGGGGCAACGGGAAGCAATCGCGCTGCACCTAACAATGAAGCCGCAACGGATGAAGGGCGCGTTGCCACAGCGTTTGAGATAAGCCGCGATGCCGTGGCGCTTGTGAAGTTAATCGCCAAGGGCGAAACGGATGAAGGCCAAGCCGTGCTAGGTAACTTGCGCGAGATTGCCCGATTGATTGCCAGCAATCCGGATGCCTTCGCGGATGACTAAAGCCTAAGCCGATAGGCGCAAGGGGGCTGGCCGAGAGGCTGGCCCCTTTTTTTGTCCGCGCCCCGCGTGGGCGGCGTCATATTATGATAGTAGATAGAGCGAGCGGGCGAACGAGCGAGCGCGTGGCCAACCGCTATGCACACGTGCATAGCGTCCAAAATATGCGCCCGTCAAGCACTTTTCTTTTGTAAGGTTTTTGTCTTTTGTAAGGTTCTAATGTAAGGTTTTTTTTTCATTACAAAGCAGGACTAAGCTGGGTTTTTGCCCTAATGTAAGAATGTAAGGTTTTTTTTCGGGTTATAATCAAACTCCCAAACTTCTTGGGCGGCCTCGCCGATTCCTTACGACATTGTCAGACTTTGGGATTCTATATATATATGATTTTTTTTTCTTACATTATTACAATACCCCAAAAAACCTTCCAAAACCCGCAGGAAAGCTGGACTTTCATTTGTAAGAAAGTGCGTAAGAAAGCACTTTTCCAAACCTTACTTTACTACAAAGCGCAGAAATCCGTGGTTTATGGGTCAAAAGGCCCACTTTTTACCTTACCCGAGTAAGCTACCCGCGAGCGCAAGGACTTGACATTGTATGATTACACTGCTATACGAAAGGAGTCGGGGCGAGAGAGGCACGACACACAACGGCTAGCCTGACCGGCTACCTTACCCGAGTAAGCAAGGAGCAAACAACATGAGCAAGACACCACGCATCAATGGCCGCACCTGCCGACCATACGTCCAAGACCGTAAGGCGTTCACCAATTCAAACGGCCAGCTTTACGCTGTGCGGCACACGCCGCTTCTATATGTCGTTTACTCATACGGGGAGCACTGGCCACTGTTCGTCCATGATGGCTTCGACTGGTATGAGAACGAAGATAGGTGCAGTCCAACCACGAGCCGCCACAGAAGCTACGCCAACCCATACAAGGACACCGACAAGCGGTCAGTCCATTGGCTCAAGGCGTTCATCGCCAACCACAAGGGCCACTACCGCGCAATGGACGATGTGCAATCCACATTGGGGCTGGCCGCCTGAGGGCGGCCTAGCTTACCCGAGTAAGCAAGGAGAGACGAGATGGTCGAGAGATGTGAGTGCTGTGGCGAAGGCAAAGACGCCATGGCCGAGACCGAAACAGCATGGCAGTGCAACGACTGCGAACAATGGAACGAGGGAGATGAATAATGGGATACCGTTCAGACGTTAAGATTGTGTTCTATCTAACCAATGGGACAAGCGACAGCATCGACGAGTTCAACGCCAAACAAGGCACGACCACCCTCCCGTTCGCCGCGCTCAAGCTGTGGTTCGACGAGAATTACCCCGTCATGGTAGCCAAGGATGAATGGGGCGTCGAGATTGACTACGGGGATAACTACATCATGGCCAGCTATACCGATGTGAAATGGTATCCGAGCTACGAGCATCCTACGGAAGTCGAGAAGGTTTTTGCGAATTTCAGCGACACATTCCGTAGCGACGAGCGTGACCATCGCGCACAGTATGAGTTCGTGCGTGTCGGTGAGCAAGACGACGACATTGAGGCAGACCGTAGCAGTTACGCCGACCATCGACTGGCCGTCGAGCGCAGCATCATATTTGAGTGAGGGAGAAGATTGATGACCCTTACGGCTACCATAACAAAATGCAGCTACGACCCGCGCACGTTCAAGGCACTACCTATCAAGTATGAGACCATTGAGGCCGAGAACAGAGACAAGCTATTCGCCTTGTTCTTCCGCGAGTATGCCAACCGATACAAATATTGCAACGACACCCACTATGAGTTCACAGATGCCAACATGCTGGACGGATACCACGAGTGGTTCAGTGATGTGAACAACTACGCCGACAATGGCGGCGATATGTGGTGATACCTTACCCGAGTAAGCAAGACACAAAAGAAGGAGAAGACCAATGACGAATGACCTAACTACCAAAATGCGCGCAGCAACCCTGCTGCGTAGGCACGATCAATTACGCAAAGAGTTACGCGCCACAGAGCAAGAGCTATCCAAGGCAGTCACTGCCTATGGGCGGGAGACCGGACACTGGGGACTGACCAAAGACCACTTCCGCATCCAACTGGACAACGAGGAGCGCATCCGTCTGGAGCAAGCAGCCGAGCGTGACGCATGGGAGAAAGCCAATGCTTAATAC